GCAATAGAATGAATAGTCATCTCATCATGACCACCCAAACCCATGACACGTGTATCAACAGTAAGTTCATTCTTAGAATCAACAGAAAGTTTATTTAAAGTTTCAGCTGTATCAACATTAGCAAGATTACCGATATAACGCGGTGTATAACGTTGGGTATCTTGTAAATTATTAGGACGAGCATAACCAAATACCTTAGCTATATTTCCCAATGATTCAGCCACCATACCGGTAGCTTTAGCATAGGGTCCAATAATTGGAATTCGTGATAGTTGGTTAGCAGCACTGGCAACTGCTGAGGCAGGTGTACTGATAAGTCCATTTGGAGAAAATTCTCCTGATCCACTAGTATTATTATACTTCGCTTGTTCTTCGAATTTAGGAAAACCAAATTCATCCTGATCCACAATAGACTGTCCAGATTGAGCAGAGGAAGTGGTTGGTACAGATAAAGTAACATTCTCGGCCCAACAAAATACATTAACTGTAACTGGATCAGTACCACCATTTGCATGCTTCAATATATGAAAATCATGTATAGTACATCTGCCCATTTCTTCTTCCCAACCCACATTGGTAATATCCAACATGTTTTCGGGCCAAATAAATGGAAGACACAACTCACCACCTTGAGAAGAGCATGGGTCTATAAGCAAATGTGGCTTTTGGGATGCTTGAATTAAATCTTGTTGGAAAAAACCCCGATTAACAGTCACTTGATCATTAGCAAGATAAGGATTATAAGACAACATAGCTCGACCATAATAAAAGGAGTTACCATTAATTAAAACTTTAAGTCTTAAGTTACATCGTAAATTACGGAATCTATTAATCTTATCTAACACATCTGAGTTACTAAAGAAATCTGTCCATGGATTAAATTGATGGAAAAAGTTAACATCATTCGGTGTCCATTTATAAGATTGAATCTTTAGAGGCCGACTCAAAAACGATCCTAAATCTGCGTCAGAAAATCCTGACAACTTAGTTGTAGCATCAGCATCAGTATCGATATTATAAGTCCATTGAGAATCACCATCAACGAACTGCACATTTTGGGCTGCGCTTGCCCCCTCGGTAGAACCCACCGAGAAAGGTTTATCATTAGTATTAATAGTAAGTAATATTTGATAATACGAAAACAAGAGCTACTTAACTCAATGTAACGCAGAGGGTTTAGATGGGTGGCGAACCCCGGCTAAATAACCGTATCCAGAACAGGCTGGATGCCAACATATGCAAAGCGAACACGACTATATATAAACACACAAATTAATACGCCACGGCGTAACCATATACATATAACTATTTTAAACTTATACCACGAATAGTTCCGGGGTTTGTACGAGTTTATTGTCATCACGGGACAGAGCCGACTTAAAAGTCATAACGGCGGTCTCGAAAGAGATGTTGAATTTTGCTAGTGGAGAACAGGATCCACGCGTTTTGTATCCTTACATAACAAGGCAAACAATAAGGCATCAACATGGTTTTAAAAGCAGTATAAAATATCCATTTCCATGAAGGATATCCACCAGTAGTGAATAGGAAGACATAAATCCAACGTTTATCAAATTTGCCAAATTTAAAAGTTACTTTCTCATAGTATAATAATACACCTAAAACTACGTATACCAATAAAGATAAATCCGCACAAATATGTTCCCACCAGTAAAAGGGATTAGCAGAAGTTCCAAGACAATGATCATCTACATTTAGCGGAATTTCTATTCCACATTGATTTTCATACTTAGATTCTAAAGGAACATCCTCTTCCTCGTCAAAATATTTGGCTCTAAACATTTTAAGACGATCTTCATATGTCACATCAAGCTCCTTACACGCATGAGTGAGATTACTAAGTTCTGCAACTTCTTGCATCTGCTTTCTACGAAATTCATATTGAACTTTACCATACTGCCACCATTCCCGCAGAGCTCCATCAATATTCATCGCAGATTGATCAGCAAGACTAACAACTTTCGACTCAAGTACTGTATGTAGTGATTTAAAAATTGACGCCTCATCCAAAGTACCATGAATGAGACCAGTATCCTCATCAAACCGGTTATGACGCTTCAAAAAATCAGCATCCTCATCCAACATATAAGGAATAGGTTCTGAAGTCTTATCGGGCATCGTAAATTTCATATCTCTTTTAGCCAAAAAATCGGCATAAGATATATGATTATACCAATCATGTCCCTTACGAACCGAACCCTTAACATCATCGCCATAAGTCATGACGGCAACATTAACACGAAAAGGTTCAGGATTTCCCATTTCCGCTGGGTACATGTGGTAATATGCGCATCTCATAAGCAAAGAATTAACTATACAATTAATGTATACTGTCATATTTTGGCCAGAAGGATTAGAACCACGATGAATAATTATATCCCCATTGTAAGCTACACATGAATAAGCAATTTCGCTTGCAATACCCTTCATAATAATTATATCATCTGATGTATATTGTCCACACGTTTGAGCAATCTCAATAAGACTAGCAAATGCAGCATTAATAAGGGCTGCTGGCATACGTAAGTCATACTTACTGTAATCACCCGCAAAAATTCTGTCTGTGCCAAATTTAGTCATATGACGTGCCAACTGATCCCATTCGGGTCCTTGTGCATTAATGCCTACAGCACACTCAGACACAACTGGGAAAATAGAGAGTAATCGAGCAACAGGTAAAAAATATTGGCGAACTAACATTTGAGTGGCCCAATCTGCAGCCTGAAATACCCTAACTTTAGTTTTACCTATTTTTGTGGGTTCATCCTTAACACAAGCTTTAAAAATGGAATAACATCTCTCACCATTTTTAAGTTTTGCACGCATAGCCTCAGTTTCCTCCAAAATCATCTTATCACATTTCGCTGGACAAGAATGAGTAGGATAATCTAGTGGATCAAGAAGAGTAATTAACTCACTTTTGGGACCACTCAAAGGAAAACCTTTAGAAGTACCTTTTTGCATTTGATCAATAAAACGAGCTCCATCACGTCCACATAGGGTTTCAAGTTCATCAAGCGGCTTAAGTTCATCACGTGTCATCTTAACAAAAGGCTTACTCAAAAACGTATCAATCAAACCATTAGTATAATCAGTATAAGCACGAGCAATCAAACTCGGTTCAACACCGGCGCCAGGATTTGCTGAATAAACTAGAGATTCCTGCCACATTTTCCACCTATGGAAACTTGGAGGACCATGATCATTTTCTACTCCAGTGATGGTGGTAACATGCTCAGAAATTGGGGTTTGTTTGACACTACTATGTGTCATAGAAACACGCTGTCCACCCTGTCCGAGATACTCAATATTGCTACCTTCAGGTAGAAAATTAATTGGAGATTTTGGGTGAATTTCTTGTGAAGTTAAAACCTGAGTATCATAACGTAAGGTAGGAAAAGTTCCACTACTGTGAGATGGAAAAGCACCTACCCATTTCTTGTGAGCTAAATTCATTGCCTCTTTCAATTCACCACGAGAAATAATCAAGGATTTGCCAGCAGGTGTGCCACTAACACCACGTAAATGCACTCCCGCGATACATGATGATTTAAAATTAGCTACAGCAACTGCCATACATAACCCAGTAAATGTATCGTAAGGACAACGATAAGTGTAACCAGGTCCTCCAGATTCCGAATCTTTTGTATAATTTATCCACATGGAATCACAACGAAGTGCTCCACTAGAATTACGGTACATAAAGGTGGAAGAACCACTAGCAGAAATAGTTTCTGGAAACAAATGCAAGATGTCAGCAAAAATTCCTCCAGAAGGAATGGAAACTATCGCAAGGTCTTTTCCTGGAATAGGAATCATATGCTCGACACTCATAAAACCTTTAAAAGAGGAATTGATAGTAGACCCTTCAGATTTTACAATACGAACTTTCATATCCTTCCGATTCTTAAAGAGATGTAGAGGAACAAGAAAAACGTTTCCAGATATAGCTAGAATATCACAGGTTTGTGCAAAGTTATTTTCCAAAAACGTACCATGAAATAAATTTTGTGAAATCTTCTTTACAACTTGATCATGTGTCATGGTTGCATTACGATCACAAATATGAATTTTAGCCGCAACCGCTGTAGCCCATGGATTAACTTCTCTATCCCGAGCAGTAATTTCCTCCACATTCTCAGGCGCCAAAGCATTTTGTTGAACACTTGACACCGTTCTAAACATGGCAATAAAATTATACAATAACTTTGCACTAAGACACACAGCGAACAACTGAAACTTTTTACTTCGGCGAATGGATTCAAATAATTCAACGGATATATCTCGTCTGCGGGCTAAAGAATCTAAACGCTCATCCCGCCAACATGCTAGTAAAGAAAAATATACTACAATGTGTAAAAATATAATAACGAAAGTGAATAATGGACACACGATATCAACAATGTACATCCCACCTAGCACAATAAATAATGATAATAAAAGCACATTACGACTAGCACTTTCACAAGCCAAAAAACCTCTAGTATTAATAAGCAAGTAAATAAATTTAACTAGACAATTTTCAAAGAAGTAGTATGGAACTAATCCCAGACAATAGTCGGTAAAATATCCCATGAATTCAAATTGACTAGCAATATAATCAAATGAGTCAGCAACCCCAGCTTGTTCTTCGGAAGTACAGGAACACAAATCCGATCCCAACAAACAAGTATCACAATAATTACGTGAAGAAATAAGTTTTTCTTGTTTAGCAATCAATGAACGCTGATTATCAAAATGATCCTTGCACATAGTGGTTGCCACCCTTAAAGTTTCAAGAATAGAGTGTTTACGCGTAGGATTTTGTCGATCAATAGGACGAGTGCCCTTAGACGAAGCTGCATGAGGCGTTGATAATGATAAATCCCATATATCATTAACAAGAGAAGAGCCTGGAAAGTAATCATTAGCTTTCTTAGAGTCCAATCGACCATCATCCAACTGAAAATCTTTCTTTGCAGCAACTTCTATATGAAGATCAGCACGTCGAACAATAGAAAAAGGACAAACAGAACCAGCATTACCATGATTCATGAGAGGAACATTACTGGTGATAACAAAAACACGAGGACGTATCTCAATTTTGCCTTTCTCATGAAGATCAGCTTTATTAGCATACGTAATCATATTATTATTTATATCTATCATCCGCTCAGTTGGTGACTTATCTAAGAAATCAACCTTAGTATTTCCCATATCATCAAAAAAGATTCCCTCAGTATCACCTTTCAGAGAGGAATCATATTTATCAGACTCTTTCAAAATAGCAGTCTTTGTAGGGTCGGGATTAGCTCCTGAGGCTTTTAAACAATCAGCCATGAGAATTTGAGAAACAGCAGATTTACCAACACCAGAAGGACCGAATATGTAAATAGTAAAAGGCGCATATCGCATACATCCACTTATACGTTTGGCCTTATAAGCTGCACGATTCTTGCGTAAAACTTCCATACGCTTTTCCAAAACTCCTTGTTGCCATGTACCACGAGCCGACTTATGAGATAAATCTGCAAGTGCTAAAGCCTCATCAAGTAAAGAGCCATATTCTAAGTCTGTCAGACACTTAGTAACTCCTCTGATTTCAACGGGCTTCTCATGTAAATTAAAAACCATAGCATGTTCGTGCATCTCAATCAAGGGAAAATATAAGGCATCTAAATCCCGGCTGGCATCAGAAGAAAAGAAAAGGGGGGCAAAAGAACGTTGCTTAAAACATTCGTAACCTCCCTCAATAAAAACAACAATAGTATCTAAAATTGCACCAACTAAATCAACAGCAGTGGAATGTTTCTGTAAAGTTCCAACTCTAAAAAGATCAACACCAGCAACAGACCACTTAAGATTAGTAACACTACATAAACCAATAGATGCTGCTACTGCAATCATATTCGAAATCTTACTAAACAAAGGAGCATTGCGAACAGCTTCCCACTTTTCATTTAGATCAGGGATAATATTCAACCAACTAGCTCCTTCAGGTACAGATGATTGAGTCTCAAATATATCTAAACCAAACAAACGAGTACACCATGCTCGAGTGTCAGCCTGTTTCAAAAGGTTAGCAGTAATAGAATCCTTAGTTAAGGATCTAATAAATAAAACTAACTGGGCAGCAACTTGCGTGGGAGTCTTACAAGTAGGTAAAGAAATAGCTAAAGCGCCCAAAACCTCAAGAACATCAAAGAGATTCTTAACGCTGTCTTCTACACCAGAATTATTTTTAACGAAAATTTTTGCTTGATCCAAAATAGAAGCAGGGAAAAGAGATTGAGAAAGAGTTTTATGTATATACTCAATACCAGATTGATGGGAAGTCTTTTTATAATTAGTAAAATGTGGTTTCTCCTTTATATCAGACTTAGGTTTATCGACGCGAAGTTGTTTAACGCGAGCGATGCGGGAAGCTTTTTGATTTTTCTTAAAAACTTCACGATTTGATTGCTTAATATTAAAGCGATCAGATTGGGGTACAAAAGAATAGTGTTCCTCCGAAGAGGTAACAATGCCTTCTTTGTAATTAGCATTGTTGTTTAGGGGGGCAGTAAAAGTTCCAGAGCTTGACATAATTAACATTAAAGTTTAATACGACAAGCTAAACGGAACCAATTCTGCATTGCTGCAAAAATGGTAAACCATTAAGCTTCGACACAAAAGCTTTGGCCAATAAAGGCTTAATCACATACGTCTTAGGACGGGATTCGCTACAGCAAGAGCGACGTCCTCGGTATATAGGTTGGTAAAGATTCAACCAACATGCTTCTTCGAGAAATTCAAAACGAAGATTCGGGTTCATTACGTCCGACATGTGGTCTAAGCAATACGCCTACTAATGAGTCTTGTCTAGGGTGCGGCCCTCCTCCGAAGAGGGTTCCAAAGGGGTAGTTTAGGTAATGTGCAAACTCCCAAAACACTGTATTTCTTATTATAAGCCGAAATACGTAGGGGCTCTCCCAATTAAGGGGATACAACATAAATATAGGTTCTACCTTATTTTATGAGGACTGTTAATTACAATATTAAATCTTGAGAGACATTATGCTTCTCTCTGAATTAGTAAGAGCAGAAAAGTTTTATTTCCGTTAGGAAAATGGAAACACAGGGGTTCACCTGTGTAATAAAATTGGACAAATACAACGAAAGACAAAGCTAAGAGCTTCGAAATATTTAATTTTATACCAAAAAGTTAGTCTAACTTTTGAATAATACGACAATACGACTGTAACAACGGTTAAGTTGAAATATTGAAGAGAAAAAATGGCTTGGGTCAGATCATAAACTTAAGATCAGTAGACATACATTAAACGAGGTGCTTAAAAGCACTCTAAATAGAAATAGTCACTCGACGACAAGATACACTAAATGGGTTAAAATAACCCACAAAATAAATCTTGAATGACGGTTATATACCTAAATAGAGTACAAAAGTACTCGAGTAACAAATGTTACTACTGATAAAAAGAATATTGATCTCCACATGC